AACGGCTCAAGCCAGCGTCCAAGCTCCACCTCCCAGCCATCAGCAGGCCTCTCCTCCATCGCGCTCCTCCGCCGCAAGTATGCTCACGGCAGAAACGCTCAACCAGGGACAAGGTGGCAGGGTAGTGTTAGTGCCACCTCCTCAAGGGTGGCAATCACCGGCAGCACCGGATAGACCCAGCCCCAACCCTGGCCCGGCAACTCGCGCTGACCGGGCAACCGATCATCCTTTCCCGAGGCCGTACCGGTCAAGGCCGATCTCGGATTCGCTGCTCGTTGGATCGAAGCTAACGACGAAGCCGCCGAATTGATGGAGGCGGAAGCCGACCGGCGGGCCATGGAAGGGACGGTCGAGCCGGTGTTCTATCAGGGGCAACCGGCCGGCTTTTGGTATGACGCGGAAAGCAACGTCGTCCCGGCGGGCAACGCCTTGGCCGTTCGTTTCGAGCAGCACGGGGTCAGGAAGTTCTCGGATAGCCTGCTGATGTTCCGCCTGAAGGCTCTGAAGCCTGAGAAGTACCGGGAGCGGGTCGACAAGCAGGTGAGCGGTCCGGGCGGTGGCCCCGTCCCGGTCCAGATGCAGGACCTCAGCGGGCTCGCGGACCTAGACCAGTATGAGCGCAACCAGCTTCGAGAATTGCTACGCCGCCGCCTTGAGCGATCCCCAGAACGGTCTGATTGAACTCGACAGGCTCGACAGCGCTCAGAGCTTGGCAGAGTTCACGCAGCTCGCCTGGCCTGTGCTCGAGCCGGCTACCCGCCTGAGATGGGGCTGGGCTCTAGATGCCATTTGCGCCCACCTGGAGGCGGTGACCGAGGAGCAGATCAAGCGCCTGCTGATCAACTGCCCACCCGGTATGATGAAGAGCCTCATTACAGGCGTCTTCTGGCCGGCCTGGGAGTGGGGACCAAGGAACAGGCCGGGGACGCGGGTCCTCGGCTCCTCTTACTCGGACGAGTATGCGATCCGCGACAACCGGCGCATGCGCGACCTGGTGGCGAGCGAGTGGTACCAGCAACGCTGGGGCGACCGCGTGCAGCTGGTGAGGATGGGCGAGACATCGTTCTCGAATGACGCCACCGGCTCTCGACAAGGGGTGCCGTTCCAGCGCCTCACCGGAGGCCGAGCGGACCGCATCATCATCGACGATCCCCACTCGACCGAGGGTGCCGAGTCCGACGCTGACCGAGAGCGGGCGGTGCGGATCTTCCGCGAGAGCGTGACCACCCGCCTCAACGACCCCGAACGAACGGCCATCGTGATCATCATGCAGCGCCTGCACGAGGGTGACATCTCGGGAACGATCCTCTCGGAGAACTTCGGCTATGAGCACCTGATGCTGCCGATGGAGTTCGAGACCGAGCGTCGCTGCCAGACCAGCATCGGCTTCGTCGACCCGCGGGCCGGGGATGGTGAACTCCTGTTCCCCCAGCGGTTCCCCCGCGAGGTGGTCGACCGGGACAAGATCCCGATGGGCTCCTACGCCGTCGCTGCACAGTTTCAGCAGAGGCCAACCCCACGCGGCGGCGGCCTGATCCAGGTCGAGAAGCTCGAGATCGTGGACGACTATCCCCACGATGGCCGCAAGGTCCGCTGCTGGGATACGGCCGCGACCGAGAAGAAGAGCACCGGGCAGGATCCGGACTAAACCGTTGGCGTGAGGGCGGTGGCGAAGGATGGAATCACCTGGATCGTCGACGTAGTCAGGGATCGCAGGAGTCCGGCCGGCGTCGAAGCGATGATCAAGCAGACTGCGGCCACGGACGGCTACGACACCGAGGTGCTGCTCAAGCAAGAGCCCGGTTCCGCCGGCAAGAGCATCATCGATCACTACGTGCGCACTGTGCTCCGGGGCTATGCCGTGCGCGTAACGTCGGACACCCAGGACAAGGTGCTGCGGGCCGACCCCTTCGCGGCCTCGGTAGAGAACGGGAACGTGCGGCTGGTCAGGGGCGAGTGGAATCAAACCTTCATCGGCGAGTGCAGGAGCTTCCCCTTCGGCCGGCATGACGACCAGGTCGACGCCGCGGCCGATGCCTGGACGCACCTCAACCGGCCGCCGAGCCACTACGTGCCATAGGCCAGCGCACCGGCGGTGGGCCACGCGGAATAGCCGCGGAGATGTCCATCACAGATGCCGCTCAGCACAGGCTCTCGCACGGTATTCCGTCGCTGTCACGGTCGAGGCGCCACATGTTGCATTGCTCGAGATAGAACTGCGCCTCTGCGCATGAGACCATCTGGTTGCAGGTCCGCTTCGTGCCGCAGGCGAAGGTGCCGGCAGCGGGTGTGATCGGCGCTGCCCTCTTGGTGGCCCCGACGGGCCGCAAGGTCTGCACCCGTGTGCCGGGTGGGATACAATAGGTCGGCAGCGGCAGGCGTTTCGCCACCGGCGGTTCGAGCCCAGCATACAGGCCACGGCTGAAGCTCGGGCACTCACGGGCGAGCCCAGCCTCGATGATCGCTGCGCCCACGTCACGCCCACTCCGGTAGCAGGTGCCGACACGCCGCTCGTGCGTGCGCTCGCGGGTCAAGTCGCAGACCACGGTGTGGTCCTCCACCAGGCCGCGCATGAAGGCTGCAGCCTCGGCACCGCCCGCCTCGGCTACAATACCGAGGCTGGGGTGCGCCAGCTCCGGCGCGGCTACACCCTTCAAGCGAACGTGCACTCCACCCACGCTGAGCGTGTCGCCGTCCAGCGCATGGGCGCGGCCGTCGAGACGCTCGCCGGCGATCGCCCGGCGGGTCGAGCCCTCGTCGGCAGTGTCAACTTCAAAGACGCGATCGCGCGCTGGCGGGACCTCTCCCCTCTTCGGGATCTCCACCGTGGCTGCGGCGGCGAAGTCACTCGGCTCGGCTACTTGGCTCTCGTCCGCATCGAGATTGCTGTCCTGATTGGTGGTTTCGACCGGCATCATGGGTGCGCTCGCCAGCCCCACGAGCTCACGCTCCTGGCAGCGGCGAAACTCCGCTGGCCCCAAGGCCTGCGCTTTTGAGCAAGCCGCGTTCAGATGCAGCCGATCGTCGGCGTCCAACCGGGCGAGCTGTGTTGGGCGTGGCGTCAGGGCGAGATCTCTGGCCTGCCGCGCGTAGCACTCTTCGGTGGCGGCTCGGCTGCCCGCCGCATCGCAGGCAAGCCGGAGCGCCGTCCTTTCGTCGGCTGTGAGCTGCGCGGCCAGCGCCGCGGCCGGGTTTGGCGTCTCAGGAGGCGACGGCGCACAGGCGACCAAGGCAAGCGGCAGGCCCGCGACGGTGGCCGCGATCAGAATCGATACAGCTCGACCGTGAGCCATGTGCCGACTATCCAGTCAGCCCTTTCGCAGGCCCGTCCAGCCAGCGTCTGCACGATGCCAGCCAGCCTCGACCAGCACAGCATACCCAAGCCGCTCTGATCTGGTCTGGGCCGTCCCGCCCCACGACGAAGGACCTGGGGCGGCGTAGCGTCGCGGATCCGGAAATGTACTTAGGGCATTTACCCACCCATCGTCGCGGGTCCGCTGGTGCGCGGGATGACCGACGTCGCACGGCCTCGAGGATCCGCTCCAGCCATCCCTTGCGGGCCTCCCACTTCCCGCAGGACGGCCGCGCCAGGCCCACGCGGGAACAGATCAGCCAGCAAGGCGTCTACACACCACGGACCTGCGGGGAGGTGGAAATGAAATCACACCCCCTGGGCGGCCTGATTTTGCTCATAGTTCTGCTCGATGCCGCTCTGTGTCTGGGAGTGGCCGGAGCAGCGCTCGTACTGCAGGGGCTGCTTCTGCCCGGCGGCTGGCCGCACGTCACGTCCGGCAGCATCACACTCGGGCTTTCGCTCATCGCCGGTGCCTTGACTGCGCTGCTGGCCCTGCAGGACTGAGCGACATGACACCCGAACCCACGGTGCGCTCCCGGTTGCACGGGATCGTCGAGGGGCCAGTCCGTGACCTTCCGACGCCTGAGGAGACGCTGAAGGCCAAGGCCAAGGCGAAGGCCGATTGGGAGAAGGCAGCCAAGGGGCGGGCCAGCCAGTCGCCGCGCCCGTGGCTCTTCGGCCGCAAGGTCAATCGCCTGCCAGGCGGTCCGGAGGGCGGCAGCTAGCCGCTGTCTGCGTGGTGCTGACTCCTGGGCAACATCATGGATGGCCTAATGCCGCCAGCCCAGCTGGCCAGGACGCGCGATCAGCACCCGGCAGCTACTTCAAGGGCCCTGGAGCCGGTCAGGCGCTCTACAGGGCTCCTGGCTGGCTTAGTAGGCTCGGGACTGCCGCAGCATCCGCGCGCTCGTCGTCGGCCTCCCGCTCCTGAGGGCCCCGGGGCGCACGACACGCCGATTCACCCATCGAATGGACGAGAGTGCTGGCACAGCCAATGCCTCTGCTGCTGCCGACCCGCAGGACGTCTGGACCGGGCCGCGTCAAAGAAGAGCAAGTCGCGCGCGTAGAGTGTGCCCCGTTTTGCCCCGCTTGCGAGCTCGGCTGGGCCGACCTGGTGTCCTGCTCCTGGGACAAAGGCGGCAGAGCCGTCGGCTCGTGGAAGCATCCGGAATTGCCATTTGACCTAGCACCGTCTTTGATCTCGCCGAACTGCGCTTCCGAGTGGTGGAGGTGACTGGGCGGCGCGAGCCTGAGCGTCTTGCTCGTGGCGGCGTGCGACCAGGCGAGGTCCGCATTGCCGATCGTGGCTATGCCCGTGCTGACGATCTTGCCGAGGTGGTTGTAGGCTGAGCCGACTTCCTCGTGCGCGCCGCCGCCAACTATCCCCGGCTCGTCGACCGGGCCGGGCGCCCGCTCGACCGCCTCGCCTTGTGCCGACAGGCGACGCGCGAGAGTCCGGCCGATCAGCCGGTGGTGGTGGCCAAGGGTAAGGGCAAGAGTGCCACAGGCGTGGCGGCCCGGCTGGTCATCATCCCGCTTGAGCCCGAGGCAGCCCAACGCGCCCGGAACCAGGCGCGGCGCAATGCCCGGACTTGGGGCTACC